TGTTTCAAATTAGCCGTCTTCGGGCCTGTCGGTTCCCGGACGGCTGTGTGATGGGCCACCACCCCGCCCGCTGCAAGAGTCCTCCGAGGTCTTCCCACGTGGAGACACGGGGGATGGCGCGGGAAAGGTTTAGGCCTTTGCCCAGTGAGTTTGGAGTCCGTACGGGGCCCAAAATCACCATATCGCTCAAGGGACTGGCTCTGCCTGCGGTATGCACTTACCTCTATAGCTTGGGACCGGCAAACCCAACCTGGGGGAACGGTGATCTGTAGTCCTGCTCCTCACGCCTATGGGTACGAAGAGGCATCTGTGTGGAAGGGGGTTTCCCCGCCCATGGCCGTTGCGGCACACCAACTCTTGCCGAGAGGTTCCTCTCTGTCTGACCTACCCGCCCACCTCTGGCACAGCGTGTTGTTGACCGGGCGTTAGCTCCGGAAGAAGAGGGTTTCTCTTCTGGAAGTCGCGGACCGGTAGGAAGAACTCGGACTCCCGGTTTTCAGGGGCCTACACCCCTGTCCCGGGAGATGGGCTCGCCTGCGCATAGCGGGTGGGGTCCCAGCCTTACTGCGGCACACGAGTTCGTTTTGTTGGTTTCCCGAGAGTGCGTTCGAGGGTACAGTTGACCGGGCTACGGCCCGGGGCGCGGTTGTTGCCCTTCCGCGTTGGACGGTATAGTATGCACGGACTAGGTTAAGGACTATCAATCCCGGCCTTATATCTCCCCTGCCGCCCCAGCTAAGTGGTGGAACGCCACGAGGCACCTGGCACCAAGCATTCTCCCTTGGTGGCCAGGACTTCCGAGGCCACGCACGTACTCAGAGGATTTCGACAGACGGATTCGCTGTAGCTAAGGTATCCGACATTATATGGGATGCGGCCCACAATCCGCTCATGATCGCAGGTCACAGTCTGCCCCCTCGGTGGCTCCAACAACAGCCAACCTTATATTAACAAAATGGATCAGATCAACCCGCAGGTAAATCAGGGCGATCCAAAGGAGAACTCGGCCGGTGATGTGGCCTTAGAAATGTTAGAGCGGCTCTTCCTCGCAACGGGAGGGGCCGGAGCCGTTTGGGATGCCGTGTCCCGATCGGCGGTCCTTCGTTGCCTTCGTTCGGGAGCTGACAGAGATAGCTTCTGGCAAAAATTTGACCGAGACCTTATCGGTGGTCGTTGGTCCGCTCAGTCCCCTACTGTGCGTGGTGCCGTTACCGATCCTCTCCGTGCTGAGACCATTCCCGAGGTCTCGCGCGTTGCTGAGCGTCGTCTCGGGCCCGCTGGCCCCGTCAATCGCGTCGCTTGGTCTCTTCCGGCTTGGGCCAACTGCAGGCTGGGGGTGGAGGGTGTGAAATGGGAGGCGGCGGCGGCCGCCCAAGCTGCCAACTTCGACGCCGGGTTCCACAGGGCGACGGGGGAGGATAAAACGGGAGTCGTAAGATGGGCCTACGACTACGTGAAAACTGTGCCCATTCTTTATGCTTCTTGGGTTTGGGAGCTGTACATCGACCTGGCCGGTCGTGGTGGCGCTTGGGTAGAGGGACTGGGTTCCGTTCCTCTCGATCGCGCCCCGGACGGGCCCGGAAGGGCGATGTGGTTGGCCGAAAACCCAGGGGGTCTTTCTTTTCCTCCCTCCGGAGTCGTTTGGGGGGGGGATGCGGTCGGGTG